AAGCCATAATCGATCAGTCTGGCTTCTGTAACGGTGGAAGGCTCGGTATCGGCTGGGTCATCGACACCGGTGGTTTCGGGCACTCGTTCAGCGGCGGCGTCGTTGAACAAGCGGACAGTGCCCCTAGACAAATTGCACTCACTGTCAGATTTTTGAATAACCGGCACATATTTCGGAACCTCTTTGGTAATGGTCTTGTAAACGACCTGTGTTTTTTGCTGCGACTTACGAAGCTCAATTTCCTGCTCACGAGAAACCGCTTCATCTTCTTTGGCCTGTTTAACAGCCGCTTCAACAGCAGCCACCCGCTCAGCTTCGGCTCTGGCGTCACGAAACTCGTAACCGCCCCAGAGCCCAAACAGGAGAGCAGCCAAAATGAAATAAGCCATCGGGTTCATAGCTGGTCCTCCGTCAGCAGCGTGTAGCTGAAATACACGCCATAGAGAGAGACGGACTTACGCGCCAGTGCCATTAAGAGGTCAAAGTCCAGCGGATCAGGCACAACCTGACAGCCAGCAGACCAGCGGTTTACCTCATCCGACGGCAGATTGGCATGTGCACGGTGCAGATTAATGCCAAACAGGCCCGACTCGGTAGAGACATCCGTGTCCAGCTCCGCGTCCTTATCGTTGTCCCGGTACACAGTCATGCTGGCGCATTGCACCAATGCCTGATACTGGCCGCGATGGGAACCCACACGCCAGCAACCGGGATAGTGACCAGGCACAAGAACCGCTGTGCCCAGTGAGTTAATCGGATTTTCCCGGTAGTGTTCGCCGGGGTCAGTGGTAAAGGGAATGCAGTGCAGATGCTGCCGACCATTGAGCGTGTAAAGCACGGCCAGCACATCATTAAACTCGTTGGAATCCTTATCCAAAAGACAACGGACCCCGACCAGATTGAGATTGTAGTCACCCAGATACACCGGATAGGCCAGCCGACGCATCGCGTCGACCAGCGTATTCGGAGAGATATCCAGCAGATTGTGAAACTCAGCCGACACGGTGCACCTGAACGTATTTTTCGACAGAGGTCAGCTCCGCGTTATTTTCGATTTCAGCACGGCGCAGACGCTCGTTGGTGATGTCGTTAATCAACGTTGAGCGATTACCGCCTGCCTGCTCCATCGCATCCAACTGGTTCAGCCCGGCAAGCGGCAGTGTGTGCAGTTGTTTTTTGACTTCTTTAACTGGCCGGTCCAATAACTCGATCAGCATTGCCGTAGCAAGCATTTCGGCATCATTAATGAGCTCAAAACCAGTTGGCTGAGATTCAACAGCCGCCACTTTTGGCTTACGCAGATAAGGCGGCAGCGTGGATTCTTCAAAAAAGCGTGTTTCGCCTGGCGGAATAATCGTGCCGGCGACATGCTTCGGGAATTCAGTTTTATTTTCGACGGGTACTGTGGCCATAACTCACCTCAAGGTAATGGCCCCGCCTGAGGCGGGGCCGGTTTTAGTTAGGCAGCTGTACGAGCAACACGGGCCGTTGCGCTGTACAACACCATCGAGGTGTAAGCACGTTTCAGCGGCGTTGGGGTGTGCAGCACGAGGAACTGGTCACCATAGGCTTCTTTCTTGCCAGTAAAGCGACCGTTAGCGTCTTTCTGGTTTTCCAGCTCACCCATTGACCACGGTTTCATCATGCGCAGGCGGGTCTGGCCACGTTCGCCGATAATCACACGCTGGTCGCCCATATTCAGACCGGGTGCACTGGTCTTGAAGTTAGGCACGTCTTTAATGCGACCGAGGTTACCGTTCGATGCCAGGTCAGTACCGTTTCGGTTAAAGTTGGCAGCAAACTGGCGAGCCTGTTCTACCTGGTTCATCGCAGTACCAGACATCAAACCGAAGTTCGCCGAGTGGAAGCGGTTGTCTTCAATTTCAGACTTACGCAGACCATAGCGATACAGGAACTGATTCCAATACAGATCCATCTCAACGGAGCCGTTGTCGGAGTTGAAGGCATAAACGTTGGTTGAGCGGCTGTAGCTGACACGAATATTGTGAGCATCAGCTGGCGTTACCATGGCGCCCTCTTCGTCTACCAGGTAGATTTCGCCCTGGTTGAAGTCCAGCACGTAATAAGTGCCTGCAGCCTGTTCGCCGGTACCGTCGAACTCAGACACAGGGTTATAACCACCGCCAGTGTCATACTCGACAGTGACAGGGTTCACCGTGTTACCGACTTGATTGCCTTGCAGGTCATAAATGGCACGAGGACGGACTACAGGGAAGTTGGCCAACACAAAGATGTTGTTGGTGCCGTCAACATCCGCAACGACTTCATTAGCAACCGCTACAGCACCATATTCGTCAGCACTGTTCAGCACTTCATTGAAGATCATCTGTTCGGTGTCTTCACCGATGATGCGAGAGGCGTTTTTCACGTTTTCCATGGCTGCATCAAAGTTCAAGATGCCGCTGCCTGTCAGATAACGCAGTTCGTCAGACACTTCGAATGCCAATTTCTGAGGAATCGGGTAAGCGGTGTCAGACGTTTGAATGATGCCGGCGCGGTTAATGCCTTGGCCTTCATAACGGCGAGTGCTGTTACGGCCTGCAGCAGTGGTATCGCGGTAGCTGTAAGGAATTAATGCTGAGGAAGCAAACGGCAGCGTTCCCACATCGACAAACTGCAGACCGACAAGGCTATATAACGCCTCACGGATAACAGTACGTTCAAAGATAGCCGGAACCGCGACGTCAGAAACCAAACCATCGCCACCAGACAACATCTTGCGCTCTTCACGCAGTTGGTGAGCATTTGCCGCGTCAAACTGCGCCAGTACTTTTTCAGCCAGTTGTTTATTCGCGTCCTGCAACTGACCGCCTGTGTTGGCATAACGGCGAGAGTCGGCCATGCCAGCAAAGCCAAGACGCTGATCAACTGTTTCCTGAAGTGATTTAACGCTGTTGCTGTCATCGACAGAGATATGTGCATTACCAGAAACCTGAAAGCCCATACCCGACAGCTGACGGGTGACACCCATTTCTGTACCGAGTTTGATTTGATGCTCAGCCAGTGCTTTGACTTGAGCTTCGGTCATATCACCAGTAATCAGATCGGCAGCACCATGCAATGATTTCAGTGTGTCTTCAGACAGCGCCTTCAGGCCTTCGGCCTCATCCAGTGCCTTTTTAAAGGTTGCCTGGTTATCGCTCAGTTTTTTGGCTGCATCCTGAGTTGCCTTATTCGCAGCAGCGACAGATTCTTGCATGATGCGTTTCACATCATCTTCAGACAGGGTTTTGGCACCCTTGTCATCTGCTGGCGTGGCAGTAGGAGTAGCTGCTGGAGCGGCGGGCATTTCGATGCTGAGTTTTACTTCTTTGTCGCCGATTGATTCGGCCAGCTGCTTGCCAGTTTCTTCGAACTTAGCCGACAGCGCCTTCAGCTTCGCTTCGTCATCACCCAGCGGAGTGGCCGCGGCTTCAAATGCTTCACCAAGCTGCTTAACAACAGCCTCAGAAAGTTTCAGGCTGCCCAGAGCCGCCATCAACGCTTGTTTGTACTTTTTCATGTCCATTTCCTCATTCAGTAGTCGGGCAATACGATCTGAAACCAGCGTCATTGGAGCGCCATCCAGCGCCTCTTCGGATAGTTGCACCCGATCAAGGTGCTTGATGACTGGTCTCGGGGTCAGGCCGGCCCCCAGAAGCGTTGGGCCGTGGGCTTCACGTTTTTCGTTGTCGACAAAGTTCTCATCGAACTCGGCAGAGACGTAGACAAAACCTTTTTTCGTCACCGCATCGACACCGTATTCCGTGAACTCCACTTCACCGCGGAGCTTGTTCCCGTCCAGGAACAATCGTTTGAAAAACCCGGCAGCGCCGTTATGCGGCATGTGCGAGACATCGAGCACGATGTCCTGGCCGTAAACATTGCCTTCGAAGTTTTTCACCATGCTGAGCAGCATCGACTTATCAATCACAAAGCTGTCGTACCGAGGGTCAAAAAACTTACCGGTACGGGTCACGGTGATAACCGCCGTGGTTTTGCCATCACGTTCTGACAGCAGCCGGGCGTCCACCCGGTCGGAAAGGAAACGAATCGAGCGTCGCTCGTCTTCGCTTAGTCTGATGATGTTTGCTCGTCGCATAATTCCGTCCATAAAAAAAGCCTGACAGACCGAGGGGTAAGACGGTCTGCCAGGCTTTTCGCTTCGGGGTGCGTTATACCTTTTAGCGGTATTCAGTTTCCCGCATCAGGACAAGCAAAACAGGGGTAAATTGTGCTTAAGATTTTGGCTCGTTTGGGATACCGGCTTTCTTTGTAAGGTTATTTCCCATTTCAACAGCATGCTCAAGAAGGGCCGCAGCTTCCCCAAACTGGTCAGCTGTACCACCGTCATATAAGACCCCGCCGGGCGTTACATCCTGAATCACCGATAGAATGATCTGATGGAAGCCGACGATATGGGATGCCTCTGAGGGCTTCAATAGACCGATATTGAACGCATTGGCGTGATACACAGGGCAATAGTTCTCAGCCATCTTCACGCCGAACGACCAGGTGTCGACTCCAGCCTTGTGCATTTTTTGGGGCGCCGCGTTTAACCCGGCTATGTAACCTCTGACTTCGATGATACTGACTATTCCATATATCTCAGAAAGCAGTGCGATACGTAGTGTTTTCGCTTCAGATCTTCGTTTCAGCCAACCAACTAGTACCTGTGAGGTCAGATTGATGAACCCCGCTACAATTACACCTAGCAACGCTCCTGCTGCAGCAATCCAAGGGTTTAGCTGCTTGGCCAGCTCCATATAATCGATTGGTGCCACAAAACCTCCTATTTGTCTTTTGCGTTTATGTCCGCCACCAACCGGGGCGTGTGTGAGTGAAAGTCCACCATATCGACATCAGGCTCAACTGTCACGATATACACGCGCCGCTCATTCTTGCCTTGAGCAAGTAAACCCTGAATCTTTTTTTTCATTACATTCGGGTACCACTTTTCACGGCCCTCATGGTCGATAAGCATGTAATACAGGCAAGGGATTTTAACGGGCGTCGGGAAAAACCTGTCCCAATAGCCACCGTGAATAGCATCCAGTTTGGCCCAGCCACCGAACGGCAGTTCACCGGGCTGGCCGTGCTTGCGGCCCCAAGGCAACAGAATCTGCTCGCCGCTTTTAAGCATCACCGGTAACAAGGCTTTTTCGTGGCGATAGAGGCTGGTCAGGATTTCTTTGTTTTTGCGAAAGCGGATACCTTCACACATGGTTTTCTCTATACATTCTCATAATGAGAAAATATAGAGAATATTTATTACTGATTCAACATGTGGTGAGCAGATGACATATCAACCAATAACCAATAAAGGCCAATGTCATTAGAGGCGGAAATATGTATTCACTGAACAGCCTGGTGTCATTTATGACATGCATGATGGCTTTATAGTGGATGGATAAGAACCGCCACAAGGAAAGATTGATATCAACTGTAATGTTGTCACCTCTCCATGGTTGAGGGTCGTTAATAATGCCGAGTTGAATAATCAATAGGCGGTTGGTCAGGCCTGATGACGATGGGTCAATGTTAACGCTTTTAATTCCTGAGGCATCGACTGGACCCTGGCCTCGAACTGAATGAGAAGTGTTGTCCCAAAAGCACTGCTTCGTAGAGTTACGTTCTAGCCATTCATAACACAACCTGTAACGGGCTTTTTCAAGTGAATCCATTATCCCAAGCGGTCTGAGCTCAAGTAAATAATTCCTATAACGCCAAGACCAGTAAAACAACAAGGTCCACAGGACAAAATAGACGTTATTACCTTGGTTCAAATCGATTGTATTACCCAGAATATTAATCGTCTTGAACTCAACATCCCAAAAATAAGAAAGGAAGATCACAATCGTAATAGCCATAAGATTGCGTCGTTGCCTTAAAAAACCTTCTTTGATGTCCGTCATCGCTAACCTCTCCATGCTTAATGTTTATGCGGCTGAGTAGATCAATGGCAAAGATACCCATGTTTTGCAGTTCGCGCACTTCGCCTCAGTTCCGTTTGCTAGAACTCTTACAATGCGAGACTTAATAACATCGCCGTCAAAGATCGTTTTCCGACAGTTCGGGCACTTCACCTCGGGTCTGAGTGACTGGACGTTATGCTGCGTGGCTGCCATCAGTAATCAACCTCCTGATCGTTGATGTCAATAGTGCCGGATTCGACCTGTGCCACGAACCGTGCCTCGGCCTCACTCATACCCAGACGAAGATTATTCTGGTACCAGTCTTCCTCGGTCCAGTTAGTGGTGTCCTGTTCGGGGTTAAGGTCGACTGTGCCATCAGATTCGCCCGTTTGCATGGCGGCAAGCAAAGCAGCAGCCTCAGGGCTTAAACCCTGCTCGATGAGCTCTGCTTTTTTACGGTCAAATTTTTCGTGACTCATAACGATCCTTTACTAATTACCTTCTTCCACAGCATCAGGAACAGGGTTACCCAGATGATCAACCACACAAAAGGAACCTATTCCTTCCACACTCCGGAAATAAAACTGACCCTCGACAGCAGCCTCCTCTTCCCATTGAGTCAGCTTGTGCTGTTTGCCGTCGATAAATACTTCCATCCACATTACTTTTGCACTTACCGTCATAACCACCCCATTTGTTTAAACAGCTCCTCGATCGCCTCAGCAATGGGCCCGAAGTTTTCTTCACGCCACTGACCCGGCAAAGGCAGCTTACGTTTTGCATCCTGATTGACTTCAGCTTTGAGCTGATCCACCAGCTTTGTATCGCCTGACTTCATAGCGATCCACTGACTGTAACTTCTAGCCCATATCTCACGCCGGCGCAACAGGTAGGAAATATAGTCTTTCGGGATTCGGTGGACTCTGCCTTCGATAACGACCTGGTCACTGGTATTCGATAACTGCTGAAGCCACTGAATTTCCGGTGACTCCATCACGGCTTTACGCCACTTTTCCATCACAGGATGATACTCGGAGCTCATGTAGGAACCGGGCAGGCCTTTATGGTCGATGAAGTGGCCTATCTCATGGGCTAGTGTGAATTCAGGGTGTGGCGATTTTCGGTTGAGTGCAATTTTAACAGCCTGATCACCGTTATCCGGATGTGTCCGGGAGTACAAACCATAGGCGCCGCCCTCTTTGCTCGTCGTGCGTGTCAGCGGTATAACAGGCAAAGCACCATCGGAATGAACACTGTCGATTTTGTCCAAAACGTGATGACTAATTTGCTTGAACTCGAGCACATTAAACGCCGCTGACACGGGCGCGACCTTATCGGAACGCCGCACCACTTCCACCAGCGGCCCTTCGATACGAAATGTCGGCAACGTCACGCCTTGCCGTTCCAGTCTGGCTTTGAGCACAGCCCATGGTGTATTGATAGCACCCTGAGTGAGATACCCCTCACGCAGCATCCAGCCTTTACCCCGCCCCAGAATTTCATTTTGCCGGGTGACTGACTGAGCATTTAACCAGGCAATGCGATCCGTTTTGTTGTCCTTATCCAGATCAGTCACTTCATCGGCGAACACGACTTCTTTATAACTCAATGTGTTCGGATGCGCCGGCAGTGGATTTTTCCCGAATGGGTAAACACCGGGGCCAAGGCCGTACAGGTTGGCATTGGCATGCATATCACAGATATCGACCTCGGGATGCATAGGTGAAAGCAAAAAACGGGTACCGACTGCATCCGGATGCTCTGCAGCTGCTGCCTCATAGGCGTCATTATGTGCCCGGTTGATTTCAGTTCGAAATAGTCTGAGCGAATGGCTGTAAGCGTTACCGTCTGTTCTGATCAAGGCGCTTGAGGCTTCCCGACCCACTCTGACGGCATCGGCACTGTTGATTTTGCTATTAAGGTCCGGAGGTATGGGCTTACCTCCGGAGATAAACTCCTGAGCAGCATTCGCCGCTGACTGCCCCTGAATAATGGCCGACTGGATGGCATCACCCACAGACCGTTTCGCATTGTTGTCTATACGCCAGATACGATCAGAGAGCTGCAGGCCGTCTTCGGCAATGAATGCTCTCGCCTGCAGCACGGCATCGTTTGCTATTTGATTCAACGACGCACCAACTCGGGCCACGTCACTGCTAAATGCTGAGGTGGCCAGCAAGGCCGATTCAGTCATCTTGCTATCAAGCAAGGCGTCACGTGTTGCCGATAACGTGTCGAGCTGCTGTTCCACCTGACTGAGCAGATCCTGCATGTTGGTCAGCTTCAGCGAGCCATCATGGTCGGCATAAGACTCGATAGTGTCGGCCATCTGATAAGCCGCTTCTCGATAGAGCCGGGTCAGGTCTTCCAGAGCCTGACGGTCGAGCTTATTCGCGCTTGCACGAGCTGCAGCTGACGCTCTCTTAATGGCTGCCTTGATTTGAGTCCGGATGTTTTCAGCCATTATTTACGCTCGTGGCTGATTCGCCCTTCGGCTGATTACCGGGCGTGATGCTTACCCGCTGCGGACCGTGTGCTGACTCTTCCGGATACGGGTCATTGCTGTTTGCCTCAGCCTGACGCTGTGCCAATACATCTGACGGGTTAAGGCCTGCTGTTTCCCAGACCATTTCATTAGGAATGCCGATCGCTTTGTGTTTGAGTGCCAGATCAGCCCGCTGGTTAGGCGTGTCGGTACGACGTTCGCTGAAGACAACCTGAAACTCGTAGTTCTCGGGGTTTACGCCATGCAGCAGCAGATCAAGGCGGAATATCTGGTCATACAGTGATGCCTGGATATCCTGCATCGCGTCGATTTCATCGAAATAATCACGCTTCAGGTCTTCCAGAATGTCACGAGCCAGGTCACCGGTATAACCAAACAGGCCTTTTGGCGCCGGTGCGCCGGCATAGAAGGTGTCCAGCAGATAAGTCACGTCGGCTATCTGGTCCAGTGCGGCATCGCCTTGAATCGGTGTTACGCCGCCCTCTTTGTTGCTGTAGAAATCAGTCTGTATCTCGCCCTTCTCAGACTCAGTTCTTTCACGATACTCCTCAAGTTCTTCAGGCGTGGCTCCCTTAAGTATGTGAGAGAGACGCAAAGGGGCACGATGACGGCGACGGATAACCAGATCGGTTTCGGTCATGCGCAGCTTTTTCCAGACTTCACGGTTCGCATCAAGATAAGGCCGACCCATTGCACCCATATCATCAAAGCTATCCGGATCCAGTCTGGCGAGTTGCAACTGCCACAACGCAAACGCGGCCATCGGCTGGCCAGTCGTCAGGTCTATCTGATCATAGGCATGCTGAACGTCACGGAACTGGCCATTAGGATCCACCAGCGGCAGGATAGTCTCTGAAGGCATACGAATCACGGCTGAGACAATCTTGAGGCCGTTTATCGCGACCTGAAGCGGTAAGTTACCTTCCATCACCAGACCGCGGGCATCAGATTCCAGCTTTTGCTGCTTGTTAAGGTGAAGCCTGCTCTCGAATTGCTTCCAGAGCCGGATGATTCGCTTGTTTTTACTGGCCGTTTTGAGTTTCAAGCCGCCTTTCACCGCTGTTCTGGCCATTCGGTTGTGTAGCTTTTTAACCCGGCCGTCTTCCCGGTCCATGCGTCGAATATCGAGTATCGATGCACGCAGGTCCGGATCTACCCACATTTCCCGATACATGTATTTCAGGCTGTTTTCTGGCGTGGCCCGACTTCCTCGTTCGGTGCTGGGTTCTTTTTGTCCTGGCAGTGTCGTCGATGGTGTGTCCGGCATGGCCTTGTCACGACCAAAGCGGATCTGAATGAGATTACCGATACCCAATTTCATCTTGCGTCATTCCTATGTTGTAGCCTGTCCCAGGAAGCATCTGGTCATAGCTTCGGGTTCTGGTGACGATGACAGTTTTCACATCCGCGTTGCCGGCAGTAACAATGCCCCAGACTGAGGCCATCGCGGCATCAAACACGTCATCATTAATTTTGTTGTTGGCTCGCTTATAGCTGTCATAGCTGCCCTTTGTGCTGACGGGGACAATGTTCGGCAGCTGACGGACCACCTCGTGCATATCGCTGAATTCGGCAGGCGGGTCTTTGTCATCGAAGTAAGGGATGGCGGCCTGACTGTTATGGAATACGCCACGCAGTGCACGGGCCATGGCGTGTTTGGTTATCCCTTCGAAACGCAGTGGGGAGAATGGCCACTCAGGCCAGGTCGACGCCGTGCTATCTCCGTCACCAATGGCACGACGGTCGATATCGGTCAGCCCCTTAGCAAACAGATCATCATTCAACTGAGTGAGCATGCCGATTCCATAGGCATCACCTAAGGCATAGTCGGGCATGAAGTATTCCCAGAGTGAAATCAGGTCACGACGAACGACACTGTCATCTGCACCGGCGGACCATGTCCGGACATAGATGAAGCAGACAAAGTTACCGATCTGCTCGGTGACAACCAGGGCATGCTTAGAGCTACTTTTATCTTCACCATGCCCGCCGGCGTCATAGCCGAACGAAATCATGCCCCGTCTCTTGTATTTCATTCCAGGCAATGGCTCCGCC